TAGATGTGGCTAGATTTTATACTTCTGTCTTATTCCATAATGATTCAAAAAGAAATTATGAAGGTTTTACTTGTTCAGAGCTTTTGGCTTTGTGTGATAATGAAGGAATTCAAATATCCTTAAACAAGCCTGCCCATTTGGTGCGTCCTGTGGATTGGCAAATATATTTAAATAAAGAAAGTAGAGGATTTATTAATGTTCGTGAACAGTTTAAACAGTTTATTGATTCTGATGTGTTGCCTGTTAGCGCAGGGGAGTTGGTCGCATGAACGCTCAGATAATAAAAGTTTTAACTTACCAACTTTTGAAAATAGTTTGCAAATACCTTTGTCTAATCCTTCTAAACCTGTATACAGTCTGGCTAAACCTGTATACAGTCTGGAAGAATCTTTATTATCTGAGAAAGTTGCTTTGGAAGGGATTAAAACTTTGAAAGAATTTGGTTTATTTTCAAAAACTAAATGTGAAACTGTTGAAAATATTGTAAAAGTTTATTATGGACAACGAAAAGAGGATTGACAGATTAGAAGTGGAGATTCAAGCAATGAGAAAAGATTTTTATGAAAGATATATCGATTTGAATAATCAGCTTATAAGGTTAAGCGCAAAAGTGGCGGTTTATTCAGCTCTTGGGGCGGGTTTGCCGTCTTTTCTTTATTTTTTATGGCAAGTGTTTAAAAAGAGTTCCATGTAAGCCCTGCTGAAGGGCGATAACGCTGGTTTGGGGACGTTGAGGCTGAAGCGGTGCGTAAGCCGTACCCCAAACACCCAAGCATAAACCCGCTCTAGTGAATTACTGAGCGGGTTTGCGTTAAATGCGTTAGGGTGGGAGGCGGGAAGCCCCGCAAGGGGCTTAAGTGGTTTTTTTGTTTAAGTTGTTTAGTATTTTGTTTAAATTGTCGCTCCTGGGTGTCTTGAGATTAATATTTAATTCTTCAATTAAATTATTTAGTTCTTCAAACATTAATTTTTTTAGGTTTTCTTTTTCTTCTGGGAATCTCCCTAAATGCCATAGATTTATTTGATAGTGTATGTTTTCTTTTATTGGCTCGGGACATCTGACCATCTTGGTTTTATAGGGTGCTGGTTTGTTTACGCCTCCATTTCTGGGGGGCGTTCCCCCTTTTTCTACAATATCTATATTTGACATTTTATTTAATCTCCTTATAAATGAGCATCGCGTAAGGTGCTAGCTCGTTTGTTTTGAGGTCTGGAAGTTGTTTTTTCAGTCCATTAATCAGGGCTTTGAATATTGCGCCCTTGTCGGACGCTTTTAATTCAAGTTCTTCTAAATATTCCTTTGAATAACAGCTTTCAAAATTTTTGTTTATAGCTTCTTGGTCTGGTTCGGGAAAGAATATTTGGTACTTGTCGGGCTTAAGTTCAATCATTTCAACTTCTTCACCTTTTTTTAAAGCTTGAATGGGGTCGCCATTGTTTCCCCACACCGTGAAGTCTGAACCATTACAATCAACGACTACTTTTATTCTATCGCCAAATTGAGTTTTAAAAATCTTATCAGATGCAAATCTAACTTTTCCTTTAAGCATTTTCATGGTTGTTTGGTCCTTTCCATTTCTCTTGGTATTCATAGTTATTGTTTAGACAATATTGTTTATATGAGGGATAGTCATCAGCATTCCAGGGACTGTCTGAAATAGATACGATTTGTTTTCTATAATCGTTAATGGTGTATAAAACTTTTAGGGGTCTGTCTACAAGTTTTATTTTATTCTCTATCACTTCAAAATAAACCTGTGTATAATGTTTTGTTTGTTGTTTTAGCATTTTTGAACCTTTTGAATCTTTGGGACGGGTTTGCCCCCTTCAAGGTGGGTTAATAATCACCCTGAAGGGGATAAACCCCTAAATTAAGCTTAATTGTGTGTTATTCGCTTGCCATGTGTAGGCTTGCGACCAAACACCAGAGGGGACTGCCTGAACCCATTGCCCATTAGACCAAGCAGGCAAAAGAACCCCAGCAGATTTAAAAACGAAAACTTGTTTGCCTTGCGAAACAGCATAGGCGATTGAAGCCCAAGTGCCAGAACCACTACCGCAAAAATGTTTAGTTGGATTTACAATGGCAGGGCAATTAATGGAAGCAAAGCCAATTAAAACGGATGAATGGGAAACCATTGTTTGCGAACGCCTTGCCAAGGCTTGGCAAATTGTGGTTGTTGTGCCTGACGCCGGAGAAGCAATGCTATAAATTTTATAAGGGACTGATTGGCGAATGATTGCATCTACACCATTGGCACAGCCCACTAGGATAACATGCCCAGCACCATGAACCGCACGGGCGATTTGAGAAACTAAAGCATTATTAGAAAAACCATCTCTTGAACCAGTGAAACCTATTTGCATTTTTTTGAACCTTTTGTTAAACCTTTATATATAAATTATACCCTTATAGTGGCACGGTATACAAGTTTGTATACTTATGGCATTATATAAAATACTTATTGTAATATTTGCGCCCTTCGGGCATTGCGTGCGCTAGTAGTCTTTTCTGAAAACTTGATTATATGGTTTGTGTTTCTTTGTACCTTGCTTGTAATGAGCGTTAGCGAATGGAAAGTGAGGTGTAAGGGCTTCAGCCCGTGATTGCGTTAGGGATTGAAGCGTTAGCTTGCAAGATAATAATTAACGGCTTGCCGTTATAACCTTATCAGCAACTTTAAGCGTAAAGCCCGCCCAATAAAAACTGACAGCGTAAGCTGGCTTAGCCAAATTATGGGAACGCCCAAATAAAAAGCGAAGTAGAAATGCGCTAACTACTTCGCAATTATATCTTCTAATAAGTGGGGAAAGGTTCAATTAACCCCACTTAATTATTATATCTTATTTTTATAAATTGACAATCTAAAATAAGAAAGATTATACTTAGACTTAGTAATCTAATTTAAAGGAGAGAGATTTTGAATATTAAGCAATTAACAGATAAACAAAAAGAGGAATTAATTTTATTGCGTTCTATTGTTGGGGTGCATGGTGGTCGGTCTAAGGTGTGTAAACTCGGGCGTGTGCGTTTGGTGGTGTTCACGGATTTAGTTCCTGCTGTTGAACGGTTGGAATATTTATTCTTAAAGGAATTAGTAAAAAATGCGGGATAGTTTTATTTTCTATCGGTCTTTCTTTGAAAGTATTGAGGCTTTAGAAGATAAAGACCAATTAATTCTATTGAAAGGGATTATGGATTATTCATTAAATGGAATTGAGCCTAATTTAAATGGTGTTGTTTTAGGAATGTGGAAATTAATTAAACCTTTATTGGATTCTAATCAGAGGAAATATGAAGATGGTAAAAAAGGTGGACGACCAAAAAAATCAGAAATAAATAAACCAGTGGTTTCTGAAAATGAAAACCATAGTTTAGAAATAAATAAACCAGTGGTTTCTGAAAATGAAAACCATAGTTTAGAAATAAATAAACCAGTGGTTTCTGAAAATGAAAAAATAAAAAAACCTAATGCATTATGTTTTATGAGTAATGTAGATGAGAATGAGAATGCAAATTCAGAAACTTCTTTCTCTCTCTTTTTTTCTGAGGTTTCTCATTTCTGGGTAAATGAAAATATAAAGATTCAGTCCAAGGACCAGATAAATAAAATCTATATTAGTTTGTTGCCTGTTTTTGGCATTCAAAAATTAAAGGCTTACATAATTAAAGCATTCAATGAAAACAAGGTTAAATATTTGACTCCCTTTGGTTTATTAAATATTTTAGAAAGGATTGTTTCTTACAGTCAGAAAACTAATAAGGTTTTGCCAATTTACAAACCGCCCAAGCCTGTTGTGTTAAGTCCAGAAGAGATGGACAAGATAAACCTTATCAAGCAAAGGACATGGGATAAGCTTAATGGTGGGGTGGTTTCTGTTTCTGTCGAATCCAGTAAGGAATCGCGACACGCTGAAAACTAAACAGGTTTTAGTTTTCTCCTTACAAAAAAATCTACAAAAAATTAATGTCTAATGAAATATTCAGAAAAAATAATTAAGCAAGCTAAAAAAATGTTCATGCAAAATTTGAGTTTAGATGTTATTACAAAACATTTGAAAGATACTTATAGAAAAGCCTGTAAGAGTTTACATCGGTCTACCGTGCAAACTTGGATTAAGCGTTTTGACTGGGAAGTTGAGCGTTCTGAGATTGTTAAGAAAGGTCTAGTAAAAAAAACTATAGGTAAAATTGAAGAGTCTGATAAACCAGATAATGCTTTGATTGAGTATCATGCTGAATCTTATAAGATTGATTCTGATTTAAGAAAGATTGTTTATGAGAAACTATTATTATATTTTCAATATACAGAATGTACTGTTTTGAATATTAATAGGTTCATAGATGTTTATCGAATTAGCACAGTGAACATAGTTAAGCTTTTTGAGCTTACCAAAAAAGATGACGACGACATTTTGTTAGATGATTTACTAAAAATCCGAGGTGTAATAAAAAACAATGAGCAAAAAAACTAAAACAATTGAAATACCTTTAACGGCTATTGAAATTGAAGAAAAAAGGATTGAACATTTTCAAACTTTTTTAAGAATAGAAGAATTAGAAGATGAATTAAAAGAATATAATTCAAAGATTAAAAATATAATTAAAGGTTTAAAACAAATATTATTTTCTTTGACTGTTTCTCTTAAATTGGGAACTCGTTCCGTTGTTGTGGAAATTCCAGACCATACCCAAGAAGAAGAAGAATTAGAAGAAAGTGCATGATTTAGAATACTTATTTAACCGCTGTGAATATAAACCCCATAAAGGACAGTTAAAAGTGCATATAATGGCACGGTTTAACCGCTTTCTTGGGGTTTTATTTGGTAGGCGTGGCGGTAAGTCTCATTGTGCAAGTTTTGAAGCAGTAGAAACATTATTTCAAGCTCCGCACCCTTTTTTTGGTGCGCCTGTTGGATTGATTACCGCTCCGACTGTCGATTTAACGAAGGCGGTCTTTGAAAGAACTCACGATTTAATATTTAAGTATTTTAAAAATTATAATCCTAAATACAGTAGGTCTGAGAGGTATATTGAATTAAAGAAATTAGGCTCTGAGCTTTATGTTCGGTCTGGGGATAAGCCTAAGAGTTTAGTTTCTAGGGGTTATTCAAAAGTAGTAATTGATGAGGCTGGGTTTTTTCAAGATACTTCTTACAGGGAATTAAAACCTGCTTTGCTTGACCGGACTGGTTCACTTGTGGCTATTGGTGTTCCTAGTTTAAAGAATTGGTATTTCGATTTATATAAAAGGGCAAAAAGAAAAGAGGAAGATTATGCGGTTATTCAATTGCCGTCGATTGTTAATCCATCGATTAGTGTTAAAGAATGGCATAACCTTTATAAAACTACTCCTCGTTTGGAATTTCTTAGGCAATACTGCGCATTTTTTAATGAAGACGATTTAAATGTTTGGACTGTTAAAGATTTAGATGAGGCTTTAATTGATGAGATTGAGGATTATGATTCTAATTCTACTTATTATGCTGGTTTAGATTTGGCAAGGAAACAAGATTATACAGTTCTTACTATTGTTAAACCTGTAGACAAGTTTATCAAAGTTGTTTATTCCTTACGCATTCAAGGACAATGGAAAACGCAAGCGACTAGAATAGCTGATATTTTAAATGCTTATAATGTTTCTGTCTGTGTGGTAGATACTACAGGCATTGGAGATGCTGTTATAGAGTTATTGGCTGATAAGACTGTAGCTGGTTTGCAAGGTTTTATTTTTACAAATGAAAGTAAAACTCAATTAGTAGATTCTTTTAGTATGGAATTAGAACATAATAATATTTTAATTCCTCGTTTGTTTAATTTTTACTATGAAGAGTTAAAGTATTTTGAGTATACAACCTCTAAAACTGGTCTAAGGGTTTTTAATGCTCCTAAAGGCTATAATGATGATTGTGTGATAAGTTTATTATTAGCAGTTCGCTCGGTGAGGTTTTACAATTATGTTTAATTTGAAAAGTCTATTTAGTACACCTGAAGCAAAAAAAGAAGCTTCCTTTTTTTCTAAATTAGAAATTCCTTTTTATTCTTTGAAGGATAATCAAAGTTATTTAAACGCTGTTTTAAATCGGTTGCCTTTGGCTTCGGCTTGCATATCTTTGCGAGCTAGAAAAGTCAGAACTACTCCTTGGCGTATTGTGGATTCTAAAGGCATTGAAGTATTAAACCATAATATTATTCCTTTGATTCAACCTAACAGCTTTCAGAAGTTTGAGGATATTTTAGAATTAATGGTTTGGTCTTTAGATACTCTGGGAAATGCTTTTGCGATTAAAACAGAATTTTCAGGTACTCGTTTTAATCGTTTGTTTATGTTGCCCGCTGTAAATGTTGTACCTTTTACGATTGAAGATATTTTTATCACAAAGTACCAATATCAAAATACAGAAAAGCTTTTAACGATAGACCCTGATGAGATGATTCATTTCAAATACCCTAATTTAAGAAGCCCATGCTGGGGATTAGGCTTGATTGAGCAAGCTGAGATTCTTTTACAGAAAAATCTTAATCGGGATAATTACATGAGTTCATTTTATAAAAACGGTGTAGTCATGTCTGGCGTGTTCTCTACTGATGCCGTTGCTGTGGCTGGGGAACAAAGAGAAAGAATGAAAGCCGACTTTAAAAATGAAATGTCTGGGATTGGTAATTTCTTTAAAACCTTTTTTGCTTGGGGTGGTTTTAAATTTCAACCCATTAATGCTAATCATAGAGATTCGCAAGATGTGGAACAATCTAAATTAACAAGAGATGATATTTTAGCCGTCTTTGGTGTACCTGGTGCGCTTCTCGGTTTTACAGATGGCGTTAATTACTCAACTGCTGAAATTCAGGAAAGAGTTTTTATAAATAATACTTTGATTCCTCTTTTGAATCGCCTTGAAGATTTAATCAGTTGGGAAATTGTAAGATGTTTTAATTTATCTTGGCGTTTTGAGTTTGTAAAACCCATTAATGAGAATTTGAGTTTAAAAAGCACTTGGGTTTCTCGGGCTTTTCAAGATGGTATCATTAGCAAAGAACAGTATTCTAAATTAATGGGGGTTAAAGCAGATGGACAAGATAGCCAAGGGACGGATAAACCTATTTCTGAACCAAGTGAAGCAATATAGACAAGAGGGGAATGATTATTTAGATTTAATTGTAAAAGGTTATGCCTCTACTAATGACTCTGATAGATATGATGAGTATTTTATTAGTGGTGCTTGGTCTGGTGCTATAAAACATTTTATGTCTACTAATCCCGTTTTATTATTAGACCATAATCAAGAGGTTAAGCATATTGTGGGGCGTGTAATTGAATTGAAAGAAGATTCGATTGGTTTATATTTTGAAGCAAACATCACTAATTCAGAATCGGCAAAAGATTTAAGATTTAAATTAGTTGAGGGTTTAGTTCGCTCGGTCAGTGTGGGTGGTCGCTGGGTTTATGACGGTCAGGCAATAATCAAAGTGTTAGATTTATTTGAAATAAGTTTGGTCGCTGTTCCTGCTAATCCAATGGCTTTAATTAGCGCCAAGTCTTTTGAGAATGATAATATTAATAAATCCCAACTCATAAGGATTATTTAAAATGGATTTGACAAAAGAACAATTACAAGTTTTAATTTCTGATTCTGTTAAGTCGGCAATGGATTCACGCGTGGAACTTTCTTCTTCCAAGTTAACCGCTTCTGAAATTTCTTTGGCTAAATCTTTGTCTAAAGAAGCACAACATGTAGAAATACCGACAATAAGCGCAAAAAAGGGTGGTGGTTATAATAATTTGCCCGTTCATGAAAAAATGTTAGCTAATATTGCTCTTCAGCGCTCGGTTTATCACGGTTTAGAAGGTTATAAAGAAAAAGCTTTAGATACTACAACTTCAGGAAGTGGATTAGAATATATTCCTAGTATTTTGAGTAGTAAATTGTTGGAAGATTTAAGTTTAATGCCTTTTATTTCTAATTTATTTGAAACTATAATGGTTAATCAACTTACAACTCAAGTTCCTAATGTAAAAGGGCATTCACATTTTAGTTTAAGCTCTGTAGATGGTGTGGCAAAGGCTGGCGGACACCCTACAACTGGACAAACGACTTTAACGAGTAAGATTTTCACTGGCTATAATGATTACACTGTCGATTTAGATGAGTTTAGCGTTATTGATGTTCTGCCTATGCTCCAAAAGAACATTTTAGAGTCTTGGGGTCGTGATTTAGATGACTGTATTATAAATGGGGATAGTACATCTACTCATCAGGATACTGATACACAAGCAGAAGGTGCTGATTACTACTTGAGGGCGTGGAAAGGTTTAAGGAAATTGGCAATTGCTGGGGGTTTAACTACCGCTGGAGGTGGTTCTGTTATTTCAAGTACGCTTTTAGTAAATACTGCTAAGGCTATGGGTAAATATTCTACTTACTTAAGTGGATTATTTTATTTAGTTTCTGGCTATGCGCAATGGGAATTATTTAAAAATGCTGATTTTAAAGACCAAACTATTCTTTTAGCTAAATATGGTACTGAATCAGAAGTAGCGAGAGGCTTAAGTGGCTTTATTAAAACAATTCCTATTTATAATAGTGAATTTGTGAGGTCTGATGTTGCTTCGACTGGTGTTAATGCCGCTTCTGGTAATACCTTAACAACTGCATTATGTGTACATCGTGATATGTTTAAATTGAGTTTAATTAAGAAACTTAAAATCTGGGTCGTTACTGGTGCAACGGATTCAACTTTGGCAACTGCTCGTAAGAATCGTATTTATGCTGAGGTTCAGGCTGGTTTTAATCCAGTGTTTGTACCAAGCGCAACTCATCAAACTGTGAATTGCTTGATTAATACTGACGATTAATAAAAATGATTGAAGAAAAAGATAAACCTGTATACAAAAATAAGCAAATAAATAAAAATGATTCAATTAGAAAATAATTATTGTGAGATTGAAGATGTTTTAGCTTACTGTGGACTCACTAGCATTAATCCTAGTGAGTCCGATTTAGTTAGAAGTTCAATTAATACTGCAAGCCGTTTAATTGATGATTATTGTAATACTAAGTTTTTTATACAGGATTTTTCTATTAATCCTTTTGATACACGATTTGAAACTGGGCTTGTAAGGAATGGGGTTTGTTTATATTTGCCTTATCCGATTGGTTTTATTAGTGAAATAATTGAAGATGATATTTTATTAAGTGTAAATGATTATTACAAGCCCAGTTCTTCCATTGCCCGTCTATATAGGTTAGATGGGTTTAATAATGTTTCTACAAAATGGGGAAGTGTTATAAAAATAAAAGCAAAGTTTGGCTATAAAAATTCTTCCAGTTGTGAAACTGGTTATTTAGATTTACCATTTGTGATTAAAAAACAATGTGCCGTTTTTGCTTCTTATCTTTCAGGTTTAAAAGTTTTGGAATCTTTAAATAATGAAAAAACTAAAAGCTCCAGTGAAACAGGAAACAGAATTCAAAGTTTATCTCAGCCCCGCTCTTACCCCGAAAGTTGGATTGAAAAAACAACGGGGCAAGCCGAAGTTAAGCCAGAACTTTATACTGCAAATCTTTTATTCAACACTACTCCTAACACCATTGAGACTACATCTAACGCTTTAGGTTATAAAGTACCGATTGAGCGCATTATTTCAAGCACTGAAATAGATTTAACCAGTGTGAAAAATGTAATTCCATCAAAAGAATTCAGGGTTTTAGATGCTTATAAGTTTTTATCCATATAAATCTTCTGTTTGTTCTGTTATTTCTTTTACATCTTCAATTATTTTTTCTATTTGATTAAATAAATCATTTATTTCATTTTTATAATTATCAATTTCATCTTTTAAAGCTTGGCATTCATCTTGTAAAGTTTGGCATTCGCTTTGTAAAGCTTGGCATTCATCTTTTGATGTTTGGCATTCTGATAATAAACCTTCACAAATAGCAACTGCTTCTTCTGGTGTCATTCATCTTTTGATGTTTGGCATTCTGATAATAAACCTTCACAAATAGCAACTGCTTCTTCTGGTGTCATTATTTTAAACCCTTTGCATCATCGAGTAAGTTTTCTACAGTTTTCAAATCTTTATCACCGTCTTCGGTTAAGTTTTTCGCAGCGGTTATGCTTTGAATGGATTCATCTTTGATAGCGGTCGCTTCATCTTTGATTGTTTGGCATTCATCTTTTGATGTTTGGCATTCAGCTTTTAAAGCGGTGCATTCGTCTCGCTCGGCTTCACAGTCTGCTATTAATTCGTCTAGTGTTGGCATTGGTGGTTTTTAACGCTTGAGGTTTTTGTTTTTGATAATTACCGCTTCTGAAATTTCTTTAAAAAATCGTTTGTCTAATTATACTTGAGTATAACCAATTTATAATTAAATCACTTAGACAATAAAAAAAAATGGCTAATGTTTATTCTTTCGATTTAGATAAAGGAACAGATTGGTCTATTCCTTCCAAATTAGAAAATGCTGATTGTTCTCCTAGGAATTTAACGGGTGCAACTTTTGAGGGAAAGATTCGACAGTCTTTTGATTCTGTTACTGCTTGGTCTTTTACTTTTACCGTTACTAATGCGCTTGGTGGGGAATTTACAATTAGTTTAAGTAATGTTACTACCTCCGCTTTGCCCACTGGTTTATTAGTTTATGATATTGAAATGTTATTAGGTGGTTTAAAAACTAGAATTTTAGAAGGTCAAATTAATGCACGGGCGGAGGTTACAACATGATTCTGAAGTTATTTATTGAGCCTAATTCTCAAATAGAATTATTTCCTAATCAACCTGATAAATTGATTTTGCGTGAAGGTGGTACAGGACCTGCTGGAGATAAAGGGGATAAAGGGGATAAAGGAGATAAAGGGGATAAAGGAGATACGGGTATTGGTTATACTCAAGAACGAGTGGATAAGCTTTATAGTTCCGTCGGAGCTACGAGATATATATCAGGGTTTTTAATGCCTGCTCCCAATGTTGGCGTGGATACTACGGTTTCTTTTGGTCCTGGTGTTTGTTCTTATTATGATTCTGCTTCGGATGAAACTAGGCTCGTCAATTTTGCGGGACAAGGGGGAATAATTCCTCAATATGAGGTAACTTATTATTTTTTCCAGTCTGATGGGGCGGTTGCGCAAAGACAGAGTTTAAGTTTGTCTAATTTTAATCCGCATGCTGAAAATTTTATCGGTGTGAGTCAAAATGTACCTGGCACAAATACCATTTATGCTGTTTACAACCCTGCGAGCGGGCTTAATCCAGAACTTGAGGAGTTTTGTTTACAGGTATTTGGTGCATTAAATTTGGAAGGTGGTAATCAATTTATAGCTAACGGTGCTAATTTACGCCTTGATAAATCTAATGGATATTATTTTCAATATGGTGCATATGCAAAAGGTTATACGCAATTTCCAACTTTGGGTAATCCTTCTAGTTTCAAAACAATTAAAGGGGATGTAACTCCGAATCGCATTTCGACGAGTGGGCTTACTAGCTTAACTTTTACTTATTCTTTAGTTTCAAGCACTGGTCAGGGTTTGTCCATTATTGGTCAAACTGAACTTAATCCCCTTGCTTTTAATACAAAAACTGAAACAACTAATATTCCTAACGGTGTTGTGCCTACTGGTAATTGGACTATTCAAGTAGTTAGACATGAACCTGGTTCTAATTCTGTTTTTATTGAATATGGTCAATCAACATATGCGAATCTTGTGGCAGCTCAAGATGCTGTATCTAATGGAACTTGGGTTCATACTACACCTGCAAATATAGTCGTTATGCCTGCAAGGGCTTTAATTTTTTTGCGTAAAAATTGTACAAGTTTACAAAATTCGAGTACTGCTTTGGTTAAGAGTTTATCTATGTTCGGTTTGCTTACTCCGTCTGGTGGTTCGTCTGGTGGCGGTTCTGGGGATATGCTTAAATCGGTTTATGATACTGATAATGGTGGTATTGTTGATGATGCTGAGAGGCTTGGCGGACAGTTACCCTCTTATTATGAATCTTCTGACAGTACAATTATTAAAGAAGCTGATGTAGAAAAATCAATTAATGCTGTTGGTGGGAAACTATCTTTAGTTAATGATTTATTAAGTCCTGGCAATAATAAAGTTTATGGAACTAATGGAAGTGGCGTTAAAGGTTTTAAAGATGACCCTGCTGCTGGTTTTACGCCTACTATTATTGCATTAACTAATGCTAATAATAATACTACTACGCTTTTAGCTACTAATTTATCGGTGTCGGCTGTATCTGGTGGTTTATACGAGGTATTAGCCTGTATTGCTTTTAATACTGTTAGCACTACGACAGGTATTACTTTTAATTTAGGTGTTCCATCGTCTAGCATTTTCTATGGAGAGATAGTTATACCTATTACAAATGCAATAGCGTCTAGTCAGTTGAGGCTATTGTTTCCCAACGGCGCCTCTCTGACAGGTCCTTTTTCTGTTACTTCCACGGGCATTAGTGCTACGGGTACTTATAACACCGCTATCATTCGGGGTTTAACATTGTCTAATAGCGGTGGAAATATAGTTGTGAATTTTGCTAGTGAAGTCGCTGGTAGTAATGTAACGCTTATATCTGGTTATATGGTTGTAAAAAGGATTCAGTAGTGAAAATATCAAATAGAGGAATTAATTTAATAAAAAACTTTGAAGGTCTTCGGCTTTGGGCTTATAAATGTAGTGGCGGTGTTTGGACTATTGGTTATGGACACACTGGACCAGATGTTAAACAGGGAGATTTTATTTCCTTAAAAGATGCTGATTTATTATTTCTTAGGGATTTAGAGAGATTTGAAAAAGCTGTAAACAAGTTTGTCAAAGTTCCAATTAGTCAGAATCAATTTGATGCTTTGGTTTCTTTTTCTTTTAATGTTGGTATTGAGGCATTTAAAACATCGACTCTTTTAATTTTATTGAATAAAGGTTTATTTGAGGAGGTGCCTTTTCAGTTTGAAAGATGGAATAAGGCTGGCGGTTTTACTGTACTTGGTCTTATAAGACGACGACAAGCCGAGTCTAATTTGTTTATAGAATAATAGACAAGTTATAATAAATCTACTGAGTGGAATTAAAAAAATGTTAGAAGAAGGAAAGAAATATGTTCTGTTTACAGCAACTGAAAGTTATATAAGCAAAAAGATAAGGTCTTATTCTGTTTCTGATGAGATTCGGGAAGATGACCGTTTTAGTCATGTCGCTGGTTTATTTTATAATTGGTTTAGTCGGTCTTGGTGTGTGATTGAATCGCATTATGGGGAAGGTGTTGTTTTAAAAGACTTTAACGATTGGCTGTCGGTTGAGTTTAATAAACCCGCTGGGTGTTTGGGGGAATTGTCTAAGATTTATTTAGCTGAATATCCACAATTAAAACCAAAGGCTTTATTTAATCATCTTGGTTCGCGCTATGCCCTCTTAGATGTGGCTAGATTTTATACTTCTGTCTTATTCCATAATGATTCAAAAAGAAATTATGAAGGTTTTACTTGTTCAGAGCTTTTGGCTTTGTGTGATAATGAAGGAATTCAAATATCCTTAAACAA